CTTATTAGAGCATAAGTCTTACACTAATGGTTGGACGTATCTCACTGTCGGATGATCGTTCCGCCACCCTATTCTCTTCGAATAAGTAACGATCGCTTCCAGACATATACCGACTTTGGTAGTCCGTACTCCAAGGCACGTCAACTTGCCTCATGTCTGTGCTGCGGTGAGGTAAAAATCTCCAACCGGATAAGTAGCTTGAAGCATAGCTTCTTAACACGTTTATCGCACCCTCATCAGGCTTTCCCTGATAATCCCTGTAACTTTCAGGAAAACATGCTTTGTTAACTAACTCATCCATCGGTGCATCAGGCTTACCCTTTACCCAGATTGCCCCCAGAAAATGAACTCTTCCTACTACTGTTTTCTCATCGTCATGAAGTAGTAGACCTCTTGCCTCAAGGAATTGAGCCCATCTCTTCAATTCTACCTTTCCTTTGACTTGAACGATGACATCATCACCGAGTACGTAGAGACTTCTTTCGTCAAAGTGCATCCCACATCCGTACTCCAGAGCGTACATTAGAATGACGTTCACAATTGAATCAATCATCTGAGTGAAATAACTACCACTAGGCACTCCATGATTCTTACCAGTATAAAGATGACCATCAGGCATCACTATTGGCGTGAATACAAAATACTTAACAATAGTATCCCATCCTAGAAGTTCCCGAGTACATGGTAGAAACCAAGTTGCAAGGATTCGAAAAGCTTGATAGATTAACGTTTTTGAAATAGTTGAATCAAACTTCGAAAAATCCAAACACACGGTAGTTCCAGGTTGCTCCTCGAAATAACGACATAGTTTTGCCCCCAGTTCAGCTTTTGACATGCCGAACGCCATTGGAGTAGGAAGTTGCTTAAATCGCTCAATGAGTGGTCGTGCAAACCTTGCTTCCATGATCGTCATCTCTAAAGGATATCCCCAAACAAGTCTGGTCTTGTTTCCTTTTTGTGTTCGCTTATAAGCTACACAGGGGTTAGGCGCTTTTAATCCATCACGGATTTGATGTTCACGATCAAAACTATACACTAGACTGTCCCTCTTACTCGTCATTAATGGTAAACCACTAGACTTTGTGAGTTTCAATGCGCCGTTGATGACTTGGCCATCAGAGTACGTAAGAAGTGGCAATTCTTCTTTAGGCTTCGCAAATATTTTATAAGCCTTTCGACAGCCATACTCCAATGCATCATCCAGTTTTTCATACTGCTGCCAATCTGTCGCATACCTCTGTAAGGCGGTATACAATTGCTGTGGTTCATAAATTGATCTCGGTTCTTCGGTCCATTCGAATCCTTGATCTTTAAGAATCTCAGCCACTCTGTCATCAAAAAGTACCTTTGGGTTAGGTGATGACATTTTTGAAATGTAGTCTTTTAAGACTGCACGTCGAAATGGTCCTCTGTCTTTCAACATGTGACCAACTCCTTAAGAGTCGTGTGCTTACGGCACCAAACGGTAAATCAAGAAGTCAAATTCATCGTTTGTCCTGCATGGTCGTAACCAAATACAATTGCTTGCTACATCCAAAATGGATAATTGTACGGTAGGTACAG